TAAAAAAGGGCGCGGCCACAAAAGCAGCCGCGCCCTTTAAATTAGCCTATTTTGTTTTTGATGCTGCGAACGCGCCGTTTTACCGTGCGCTCGCTGCAATTCAGTTCTGCCGCAATATCAGCATTGCGCCAGCCGCGCCGCCGAAGCTGCAAAACATCCGTTTCTTCATCGGTCAGCAAACCGCCGACAAAATCAAACTTTGGCATGATTACTCATCCTTCTTGTTCTTGCTTTCGGTCTGTGTGCCAAAATAAAAGGCCACAACCATTGTCACAATGGTCATGACCGTGTCAGGCTGTAATTTCTCCCGCAGCGCCAATGCCGCAAACACTGCAACGACAACCAGCGTCACAATGGTTTTTACCTTGAAAAGCGCTGCAATGTTCTTGATAAAATCACCCATAGAGCTGTACCTCACTTTCCGTCCAAATCGTGCAAACGCTGCTCATGCCGTTGCAGCGTTTCATCTTGCTCTTCGTTGTGCTCCCACAACCGTTTATGGCTCGCACTGTTGCTCTTGTCGTTTTCCTGCACTTGCTTGGCCACGCTGTCAAGCAGCGCTTTCAGCTGCGTGATACTGGTATTCAACTTCAACAGCGGCGTCGTGACCGTCATAATCAGTCCAGCAAGTACAACAATGTCCTTGACGATATCCCAATCTGTCATTCTTCACTTCCGTTCCGGGCGTCAGGCCCATTCGCTTTTATACAGTCCTGCATCCGTCAGGCCGCGGCTCTGGCACAGCAGGTAAATTGCATCCGCATCTCCCTGGCTCACCGGCCCGATGGTAATCACTTGTAGCTTTCTTTCTGGCTTGTCCACCGCAGGCAGGGCCTTGACCAAATGGTTCAAATCAACCACGCCAGTGATGCCCGGCACGCCGCCCTTTGCGGTCTGGCTGTACTGGTGGATGTATCGCGGCAGGCTTGTGTCGTAGTTGGCGCGGGTGTCGGCCAGCCAGCCGATGTAATCCTCGCACAGGTAGGCGTAGTCGATGTTCGCGGTTGCGAAGGCCGTGAAGGTGTAAATGCCCGCTGTAAATCCGTGCGCTTTGGCCCTCTCACAGAACGCCATTGCAATTGCCGTGCGCTGGTCTTTCGTCAGGTTGTCGGCGCGGCCATCGTGTACGCCGGTCTTGGTTGTGTGTCCCCATTCGTTGTCGAAGAACAAGGGATAGCCTGTCGGGGCCAGGCTGGCGCAGAAATCAGCTTCCTCGCGGGCTTCTTCCACCGTGATGGCCTGCGAGAAGAAGTAAAAGCCTAACAGCTTTCCGCTTGCTTTCGCCCCTGCAAGGTTGGCATCGTACTGCTCGTCCTTCATCAGCTTTCCGCTGCCGTAGCCGCGATACCCGATGCGAACAATGGCACGGTAGGGAACCTTTGCCCAGTCGATGGCACCCTGATGGTGAGACACATCAATCAGAACTTCCTCGCCGCTGGGCTGTGCAGGCTGGTCACCGTATGTGCCCGCCTTGTTGGGTATGCCTGCATACGCAGTCGGGTCAAGACCCTTGCTCGTGGCAGTGGCTCGCACTTCAAAGTGGCAGTGCGTCCATGTGCCTGCGGCGTTGCCAGTCTGTCCGACAACCGCCAGCACATCGCCGGTCTTTACTTTCTGCCCTACGCTTGCAAGCAACTTGGAGCAGTGACAAAAATACAGGTAATTCACTGCATCCGGGGTCTGGTTTGCGTCCAGCTTCACGCAGATATAATAGCCCCATTCCCATGTCTTGTTGCTCTTGTTCGTCACGATGCGGGCTGTAACAACGGTTCCTGCAATGCTCTTGCCGTTGTAGCCGGGCATGCGGATTTTGTCGTCATCCAACCCGCAAACATCAATGCCGCCGTGCCAAATCTTGCCGCCGCCGCGCGTGTAGCCGTAGCGGCTGTACGGGTACTTCACGAGATTTCTCCCGCCAAAAATCATGGTATCACTTCCTATCATTCGTTGGTGGTATTTTCAGCGCCGTCAATCTCCGGCACGTCCGGCGTCTCCGCAACCTCGTCTGCGCGCTCTCTCGCATCCACCGCATCATAATACGCCTGCGCCAGCGTCTCCACCTCGGCAATGTCTGCCTCATCCAGCAGGCCGTTGTCGTAGTGCGTGTACGCTTTGTCAAGCCAAAACGCAACGTCGCGTCCTGCTGCAATTTCCCGCTTGATGCTGCGCAATGTTAAATCGTGCCGTGCTTTACTCTTGATAGCCATTTTATTACTCCTTTCAGTTGATAGAAGCAACCGCTGCTTCCAAATCAGTGATTCTCTTTATGGGGTCAGCGCGTCCCGTCACAGTCGCGCTGTCGGCATCGGTCAGAATTGTGTTAGCTCCCGCAAGCGCGGGGATGGGCTGTGCGCCTGTCGCAGTGAATGGAGTGGGCGTTGCCAGCTTATAAGCAATTTGCACGGGCGTGCCAGCGTCGTTCTGGGCGGCAAGGTAGGCATTCAGGTCGTCAGCGTTGGCAAACAGATTATCAATATCAGACTTTGACAAAAAACAAAAATCGTAATCTGTATTCACGCCAAAAAACTTGCTGTTAAAGTGACTGACACAAATAATTCCACGTGTTGAAATCCCTGGTGCAGAATGATTCGGAAGGTTATAATAGATGTTGTTGTATAGTCTGAATTTCAGTTCGTTGCCGTCCAGCGTGATAATCTTTGTGTTATTGCTTCCATCTCCCGTCACCGCGTCCACCTCACCGCCATATACGGTTTCGGGCAGGGTCAGGGTGTTGGTCTGCCCGATGTACGGCGTGTAGGTCGTGGGGGCGGTGGTGCCAGGGACGATGTACGGATACACTGTCTTGTCAACCGTTGCGCCGGCACTCACAATCGTGTACCAATACTTAGTTACATCCCCAGCCAAAATCTCAAAAGCGCCTTTGGCATTTAGCCACAAGGTCTTCCCATTTCTCTGCACCACAATACTAGCGTAAATTCCTTCACCTGTATCCAGCCCGTAGTATTTTCCAGGCGGCAGATGCCAAACCGGAAACGTTGGGCCATCCACAGTAGTCGTTGCTGTGCCGGATACATGAATACCGGTATTCGGAACATACTCATACGTAATGCCTTTCTTTGTGAATTTGTTAAAGGGTTTTATATTCAGCAGATTCTCCCCGCACCGTTCAACCGTCACACTGTCTCTGCCATTGATGGGACGGATGTTTTCCCACCCAGCGTAAGCGCTCGGCGTACTTGTGCCAGTGTGCAGCATCAGCCGCACTGTGGTATTCACAGTAGCGCCAGCAGCAACGCGAATCTGCGGCCCAACGTAGGCGTCCTGCGCATAGGTCACTACGTTCCCCGCATACACAATCGGGGTCTCGCTGCTGTCCTCGTAGTAGCCAAACAAAAAGATGCCAAGTGCAGTCTGTGCAAAGTCAAGACGGTAAGTCCCTGCTGGGATTTTTTGCAGATAGGCTTTATTAAATTTGGTATTCGAATTCAAAAAGCAGATTGCGGTAGAAGTTCCATTCACACCAATCGTGCCGTCCGCATTTACGGTAAAGGTGATGCCGGAGATCGTTCTATTGCTCACAATTCCGGCCACATTCAGCTTGTTAGGCCCGCCACCTGCCGGATATGGCGTTCCCGTGCCCTCCTGCATGGGCTCCCACTTCGCTTTCACGCCAAGCGGATAACCCGCCACAGGGTAACACACAACAGGATTTCCACTTTCTTCCAGCGGTGGGCAGAGCATATTAATGATGTGCTTGCTGCTCCACGGCGCGTCCTCGCTCACCGCCGCATCATCAATCTGTACGCCGTCCTTTCCGGCAGGCCCCTCCGGGCCAACCTCTCCCTGCGGCCCCTGCTCACCGCGCTCACCCTGCGGGCCAGTATCACCCTTGGGGCCAACCGGGCCAGTTTCGCCAACAGGCCCCTGCGCGCCGGTATCGCCCTTCTCGCCTTGTACACCCTGAACGCCCTGCTCACCTTGGGGGCCGCGCTCTCCGGTGTCGCCCTTCTCGCCCTGGATACCCTGCGCGCCTTGCGGCCCAACAGGCCCCTGCGGGCCGACTGGGCCGATAAACTTCCCGTTGTCGGCGTCCTCCCTCACGCTGTTGGCGACGTTCTCCGCGTTCGTGGCGCGCTGATCGGCGTCCTTTGCCGCGTCCCGGGCATCCTGCACCGCCTGCAGCACCTGCGCCGCCAGCTCGGGCGTCGGCTCTGCATCCGCGCCGCCGTATACGCCCGCTTGCTCAAGGATAAGATACTCCACGTTACAACTCGCCCGCTGCACGCCGGAGGCCAGCCCGGCCAGCACAAGCACGCCATCCTTGGCCTCCTTCGTCACCTCGGGCGGCACGTCCATGGCATCCCCATCCAGCAAGGCCACGCGCAGCGGCTCTTCCCGCCCGGGGATGTGCCACGTTGCGGTGAGATTGAGCCCGTCCCACCCGGCCCCGCGCTCAATCTTGATACTCTCCGTGCCAAAGCTGGAATTAGTCCCCAGCACCAGCTTTCGCGGGGTGGGGGAGTAGTTGTCAAGTCTCAAAGTATGTACCATGTCCTACCTCCTTAACAATACAACAGTTTATCGGCGTTGATTACGATTGGCTCTCTCATGGTTTCACCTCTCCTCTTAGTAGTAAATCAATGTAATCTGGCGGTTGATAACTCCGTTGCCGCTCCATGTAACGCGCACGGTGTTACCCGAAATTGTTAGACTTGCTATTTCGGAACTATTACCAGAAGCAGCGATGTTCGAAACACCGACCAATGTGCCACTGGGCAACGTGTATACCCAGTCACCATATGAAGTGGCCATAGTGATTGTCACCGTTTTCAGACTCACAGCGGTGACTTGCCCGCTCCCATCGTGGAATCCGGAGGGGATGGTTGCCACACCTCCGGGGTAGAGCGTTGCCCCCCAGCTGCCTCGGTTCGGCATTTTTCCTTCTTTGATGGTTTTGCCGCCTGCGTAGTATTTCTTTCCGGTCAGCACATCGGTATCTGCGGCGGTGGCCTGTGCCAGCTTGGACGCGCTTAATCCA